AATTGGTTATGAAGAAGATTATAGATATAATGGTAAATTAAATAAAAAAAGATATCACTTATGATTACCAATAAAGATATAAGTCCAAGAAATGCTAAAGGTCAACCTCATGGTTACTTTGAAATATATCGGCCCAATGGTGAATTATGGTTTAAATGTATTTATGATAATGGAAAAGAAATTGGATATGAAGAATATTATCATTACTTTCGTGATAAAAAATTAACTAAAATATATAAATTATGAATAACAAAAAAGATATAACACCAAGAAATGCTAAAGGTCAAGAACATGGCTATTGGGAACGCTATTGTCCCAATGGTGATTTATGGTTTAAATGTAATTATAATAACGGTGAAAAAATTGGTTATTGGGAAGTGTATTGGGGTGGTAAATTATATGGTAAATCCTTCCACATCTGAGGATAAAAATAACCAAATAAAATATCGTATATTTCAGTATGGAAAAAGATATAAAACCAAGAAATACTAAAGGTGAACCACATGGGTTGTGGGAAGTGTATCACTATGATGGTAGGTTAATATATAAATGTAATTACCATAATAATAAAGAAATTGGTTATGCAGAAAATTATCATTACTTTCGTGATAAAAAATTAACTAAAAATTATTATTTATGAATATTAAAGAAGATATCGCACCAAGAAATGCTAAAGGGCAACGGCATGGGTATTGGGAGATATATCAGTTAAACGGTAATTTATGGTATAAATGTGTTTTTAATAATGGTGAAGCAATTGGTTATGAAGAACATTATGGATATAACGGTAATTTAATTAAATTTTATCACTTATGAACATAAAGAAAGGTATAACACCATATAATAACAACAAGCAAAAACATGGGTATTGGGAAGTGTATTATTGGTCTAGTGATAAATTATGGTTTAAATGTGTTTATCATAATGGGAAACGAATTGGTTATGAAGAAGATTATAGATATAATGGTAAATTAATTAAATAAAAATTATCACTTATGATTAAAGATATAAAAACATATAATGCTAAAGGACAAGCACATGGTTATTGGGAATCCTATTGGTTCGACGATTATTTAATGTATAAATGTATTTTCAATAATGGCAAAGAAATTGGATATGAAGAATATTATGGTTCTCCTTCTGGTAAAATAAAATTTAAAACATTTTATTTATGAAGAGTGTTAAAGAAGATATAACCCAATACAACGATAAAGGTCAACCACATGGATTATGGGAATCTTATTTTTCTACTGGTAAATTGTATTATAAGTGTACGTATAATAATGGTGAATTAGTTGGCTATGAAGAATATTATGATTACTTTCGTGATAATAAATTAACTAAAAACTATCACTTATGAACACTAATAAAGATATAAGACCAAGAAATACTAAAGGTCAAGCTCATGGCTATTGGGAATCCTATTGGGGTAATGGTTGTTTATATTATAAATGTCTTTATTATAATGGGAAACAAATTGGTTATGAAGAATGGTATGGGTATTCTTCTAATAAATTAAATAAAAAAAGATATTATTTATGAGCAACAAAGATATAAACACATATAATGCTAAAGGGCAACGACATGGTTATTGGGAAAATTATTGGGGTAATGGTAATTTATTTTATAAATGTGTTTTCCATTATGGAAAACGAATTGGATATGAAGAATATTATGATTATTATAATATTAATGGTAAGTTAAATAAAATCTATTACATATGAGCAGCAAAAGTATGACACCAGTAAATACTAAAGGGGAACCACATGGATATTGGGAACGGTATTGGGGTAATGGTGAGTTACTTTATATATGTGTTTATAATAATGGTAAAGAAATTGGATATGAAGAATGGTATGGTCATTCTTCTAATAAATTAAACTTTAAAACATTTTATTTATGAGAAACAAAGATATAATACCAAAAAATGCTAAAGGTCAACCACATGGATATTGGGACGTGTATTGGTGGAATGGTGAATTACGTTATAAGTGTGTTTACTATTATGGAAAACGAATTGGTTATGCAGAAAATTACGATTACTTTAGTAATTATAAATTAACTAAAAGCTATTATATATGAAAAAAGATAAAAATATGACACCATTTAATGCTAAAGGGCAACCACATGGATATTGGGAACGGTATTGGGGTAATGGTGAATTATTCTTTAAATGTATTTATCATAATGGAAAAGAAATTGGTTATGACGAACAATACTCCATTTCTCATAAATTAACTAAACGATTTAACTTATGACTAGAGTTAAAGAAGATATAATACCAAAAAATGCTAAAGGTCAAGCATATGGATTATGGGAAGAACATTTTTCTTCTACTGGTCACTTATATTATAAGTGTACTTATAATAATGGTGAATTAGTTGGTTATAAAGAATATTATTTTTCTGATAAATTCAATAAAAGTTATTATTTATGAATAAAGATAAAAATATAAAACCAAGAAATACTAAAGGTCAACCTCATGGTTATTGGGAAAATTATTGGACCAATGGTAAATTAGATTCTAAGGGTTATTATATTAATGGTAAAAAACATGGATATTGGGAACGGTATTTGGGTAATGGTGAATTACTTTATACATGTGTTTATAATAATGGTAAACGAATTGGATATGTAGAATGATATGGTTTACTTAACGGTAAATTAACTAAAAACTATCACTTATGAACAAAGATAAAGATATAACACCATATAATGATAAATGGGAACGTCATGGTTATTGGGAATTTTATCGGCAAGGTGGAGGTTTAATATATAAATGTATTTATAATAATGGAAAACGAATTGGATATGAAGAATATTATGGGCATCCTTATGGTTATAAACCTAATGGTACCTTAATTAAACAATATTACTTATGAGCAGCGATAAAGATATAAGCCCCTTTAATAATAAAGGGGAACCACATGGTTATTGGGAAGTATATAGAACTAATGGTGAATTATGGTTTAAATGCAACTTCCATAATGATAAACTTATTAACTATTATGAAGAATGGTATGGTTATTATTCTAATAAATTAAATAAAAAAAGATATTATTTATGAGCAACAAAGATATAAAACCAGTTAATAATAAAGGTCAAGCACATGGATATTGGGAACGGTATTGGGTAATGGTGAATTACTTTATAAATGTGTTTATAATAAAGGAAAAGAAATTGGTTATGAAGAATGGTATTTTAATAATGCTTGTGATAAATTAACCTTTATTAAAAGATATTACTTATGATTACCAATAAAGATATAGAACCAAGAAATACTAAAGGTAAACCTCATGGTTATTGGGAACGATATTTTAGTTCTGGTCAACCACAATATAAATGTGTTTTTTATAATGGTAAAGAAATTGGTTATGAAGAATTTTATCATTACGATGGTAAATTAAATAAAAGATATTATTTATGAATAAAAATTTAAGTCCAAGAAATACTAAAGATAAACCTCATGGTTATTGGGAATGCTATTGGGATAATGGTGAATTATGGTTTAAATGTTTTTTTTATAATGGTAAAATGATTGGATATGAAGAATATTATCCTTATGTTGCTAACTTGATTAAAATATATCATTTATGAATAACAAAAAAGATATAACACCAAGAAATGATAAAGGGCAACGACATGGGTATTGGGAAGTGTATTATTGCCCTAGTGATATATGGTTTAAATGTATTTGTCATAATGGGAAAGTAATTGGTTATGAAGAACAATATGGATATAGTAAATTAACTAAAAACTATCACTTATGAATAACAAAAAAGATATAACACCATATAATGATAAAAATAAACCTCATGGTTACTGGAAAAGATATACATTTTATGGTAATATATGGTTTAAATGTATTTATTATAATGGTAAACGAATTGGTTATGAAGAAGAATATGGATATAGTAAATTAATTAATAAAACATTTAATATCTAAAAATATACATAATAAACAATAAACAACATAAAATACTATTCAACAATAATAAACTATAAATAGGTACACAATTGTGTACATGCATAAATTAAAAAATAAAATTATACATAAACATAAACACTATGAAATATATAAAACATAAATTTAAAGTAATGTTCGGAAACATGACAGAACCAATACTATACACCCAAATATATAATGGAAAATATACCAAAACATATATACATAATAAGCAAATTAAATCAGAATTTATTACACTAGAAGAATACGCAGCAGCTAACGCACATATAATACTAAGAATATCCCCAAAAAAATTAATAGAACTAGAAAGAAAATGTAATAATATTCTAAAATTATAATACATAAACAATAACAATACTAATAAAAAAATATAATTATTCGACACTATAAGCTAAACACTAAATAATCCCATTTGACGTATAATTATTATTAACGTAATTAAAAATAAATTAAAACATCCTATGTACACATTTGTGTACATCCAGAAAAAAAACAAAATATTACCCCATATATATTCACATCCATTATATACACATATATTATATACACATATATATTAATATTAGTCATATCACAAATAATATACACATACATTAATACACAGTCATATAATTAAAACATCCTATGTACACATTTGTGTACAACTAAAGAGCATAGAACACTATGGACACTATATAGTATCATTTATGTATTTTAATGTTCTTAAACGAAAACTATTGCTCACGCAAGGATTATTTGAGGTTTTTATCCCAAATTATGTTATTTTGTGGTAAAAAGTGGGAATATAGTATTGATGCTATACCCAAAATATGGGAAATAGTTATTTTAGACCATATTTATAGTTTAATCTATTAAAAATTGGACGTTATGAGGTATAAGATGTTTATTGAAAAACGTCTATGTAACTTGATAGTGTTTACACACTTTAAATATTTTTTTTCCATCTCAAATTTTTGGCATAAGTTCCCCATAATGTTTCACGTGAAACATATACATATTTTTTCCATCTCAAATTTTTGGCATAAGTTCCCCATAATGTTTCACGTGAAACATTCCCAAAATTTACCAACAACAAAAATAGCCCATATCTTTAAGATACGAGCATATTTGATTCAGTGTAATAAACAAAGATAACTATAATTTTTTATATATCCAAATTTTACGCACATTATTTTAATTTATATTTTACTTAGATTACAAATGAATAAAATTAATTTTGATATTCCTAATTTTTTAGTTATTTAAAATGATTCTAAATAAGGTAATTATTATGTAAAAAAAGTATAAGGTAGGTTGGAGTATACTCTTTCGACATTTTCATATCAGACCCGTATCAGTTCCCTACCTACATATCAAAGGTAGTTATACTTTATTGATATTCCTAATTTTTGTGTATTTATTTTTAATAAAAATTTATTTTCATTTATTTTTAGATTTTATGTTATTATATAGAATAAATTACATATCTTTGTATCTCACTAAAAAATATAGTTATGAAAAACTTTAGAATACCAACAAATTTATTAAGTACGTCCAACGCTAAGACTACCAAAGGGGAGAAAATGGGTTATACTACGTATATAATGTATTTAGCACCACACACACAAAACAGCAAAGGTATTAACCTTTGTAGCCACGCTTCAAAGGGTTGTGCTAAGGCTTGCTTATTTGGTAGTGGTTCGGCTCGTTTTGATGAGGTTCAAAACGGTAAAAGAAACAAAACCGAATATTATTTAGGCGATAGAAAATTATTTATGAATCAATTGGTAAAAGAAATTACTAAGGCTGAAAGATTACATAAATTAATTGACGGAGAAAAACAATACAAAAAAAATGGAGTAAACGTATTGAGATATAAAGATTTCGCTATTCGTTTAAATGGTACTTCGGATATTCCATTTGAAAAAATAAAGTTGGATAATGGATTGAATATTTTTGAGATGTTCCCTAATGTTACATTTTACGATTATACAAAAAACCATATTAGGTTTAATAAAGTTTTGCCTAAAAATTATCATTTAACTTTTTCAATGAGTGAAGATAATAAAGAAATTTCTTTATCTTTATTAAATAAAGGTATTGTAAATGTTGCTATGGTTTTCGGTGTAAAAAAAGAAAGTGAATTACCTAATCAATATAAAGGTTTTAAAGTTATAAATGGAGATGAAAGCGATTTAAGATTTTTAGATGAAAAAAATGTTATTATAGGATTAAAATATAAATTAATGACTGGCAAAGGTACTAAAGGTATTAATAAGGAGAATGTTGATACAAATGATTTTATTATTAATGTTAGTAAATTAGACGTTGAAACGAATCTAAATAAAATTTAGAATAAAGTTACTAACAAAGAACTATCATAGGATTGTTAATAATTAAATTTGCAAAGGTAGGATTTTATTCTTATCTTTGCTTTTTTGTATAGTTATAATTAAAAAGTTTATAGCACCATCATAAAGTTACGAATAATAAATAACATATCCTAATTTAGTTATTAACATTTGATTGTTAATAAGTTTTTAAAACTTTTCATTAAAAAAAGTTTATAGCACCATTATAAAGTTACGAATAATAAATAACATATCCTAATTTAGTTATTAACATTTGATTGTTAATAAGTTTTTTATTATGTAAAAAAAGTATAAGGTAGGTTGGAGTATACTCTTTCGATATTTTCATATCAGACCCGTATCAGTTTCCTATCTACGATATAAAGGTACAAATAATAATTCAATTGACAATGGAAATCTTTGATTATTATTAAATTAATTTATTTTCAATTATTTTCATTTTTAATTAGGAATATCAATATAAGTTTTGTATCTTTGTCGGAGAGAAATATTAATCAATTAAATTTTAGAGTTATGAATACGTCAGAAGAAATTGCAGAAGCAAGAAAATTATTACAAGAAAATGGTTATCAAGTAGCTAACTTATGGAGCATTTCAGATGTTCAATCTAAGTTTAACTGCAATGATGCTGAAGCTTTAAATGTTTTAGAATCCGCATTAGTTAATGATGCAACTATGGAGCAAATATGGTTTGCAATAGATTTTCACGCATACGAATATGGATTTGAACGAATAGAAGAAGAAGACTAAAATAAAAAATAAACCATATAATGTATTGTTGTATGGTTTATTATTTGTATCTTTGTAATGTCATAAGACAAACAAACAATTTAACATTAGATAATATGAAAATTTTAAAAAGAAGTCAAACGACTGAAGTAACTACAAAAAGAACTATTTATTTTGATATAGAAATTAACAATGTAGTATATAATAGAATTGAAATTGTTAATATTCATTTACCTTATTTAGGTAGTCAAATACCTTTACCAACACATAAAATTCTTTGGCGTGAATATATTGATATTCAAACTGTTAAGGACGTTTCTAAAAAAGATGTTATTAAATTAGGATTAGAAGTAGCATTTAATTTACATAGTTTACATAATATTTTTGAATATTAATTGTTTATTCAAATATTATACATATCTTTGTTTCACATTAAACACTATAAGATTATGAAATTAATATTACAAGGTATTGAATTAAATGATGGTTCAGTAGGATTAAATGAAATAAATTCATTTGATGTATGGACGTATGAAAATAATGAGTTTTTAGCTATTGATAATAATAACGCTAAACGAACGATTAGGTATAAAGTTATTGATACGTTTAATGTTTCAGAACATAAACAGGAGATACTTGAATATTGTTTAGGCAAGGTAACAAATAACGATGAATTAACAATGAGTGATATATTTCTACACGGTGGATTTATTGAAAAAATTATTTAATTTTTATAACTAAAAAAAAACTATTATGGGACAATATTATAAAGGCATTATTTTGAATGAAAATGCAAAAACAGTAAAATGTTTTATAGACCCTCATTCTTGTGGTAATGGTGCAAAGTTGATGGAACATTCTTATATTGGCAATAACTTTGTTGAAGCTATTGAAAATTTAATTGCAAATACTCCTCAACGTATTGTTTGGGCTGGTGATTATGCTGATGAGTGTAAACAACGAAAAACAAATTTATATGATAGATGTATTAATAAAAAAGAAGTTGATGCAAAAGTAACAGATAAAGTATATAAATATATAGTTAATCATTCTAAAAAACAATACATTACTAAAAGTGAAAAATGTAAAAAACATAATTTAATTATACACCCTTTACCATTATTAACTTGTGAGGGCAATGGTCGTGGTGGTGGTGATTTTCATATTAATATATCTAAGGTTCAAGGCAATACAGAATTAATTGGTAAATGGTCACGTGATTTAATAAGTGTATCAAATGATATTCCTAATGATTATGAATTTGTTATGTTTAAATTAGAGGAATAAATAAATCAAAAACTATTTCAATTATAATTAGGATAATTGAAATAGTTTTATTATCTTTGTTACACATTAAACACTATAAGATTATGAATTGTGAAAATAACATTAAAATTGCCAATTATATTGGTATGCAAAAAACTGATTTGGGCTGGTTTGACAGCGAAGAAGTACTACGGCTTCCAAACGAGTGTAATAATACATTTGATGAGCTAAGGTTTGACAACGATTGGAATTGGTTATTATCGGTTACTCATTTTCTTAATGGGTTATTTGACTATAATAATTTAGATTTTGAATTATTAACATATAAGTTACAAGATTCAACTATTGATAATAATATAACAATGGCTTACAATGAAGTAATTAAATTCATTGATGGGAATAATTTACCAATAGAAAAATAATTTAAAAATAATCCATATAATTTATTGTTATATGGATTATTTTATATAACTTTGTTTTACATTAAATAATAAGAGTTATGAATTGTGAAAATAACATTAAAATAGCCAATTATATTGGTATGCAAAAAACTGATTTAGGTTGGTTTGATAGTGATGAGGTTTTAAGTTTACCAAATGAAAGTAATAATACTTTTGATATTTTAAGATTTAATAGTGATTGGAATTGGTTATTATCGGTTGTTGATTTTCTAAGGTATTCATTTGATGAAACTAATACAGAATATAATGACTTAACATACATTATTACACATTCAACACTTAGTAATAATATTCTAATGGCTTATAATGAACTTTTTATTTTCATTATAAGAAATCCTTTACCAATAGAAAAATAATTTAAAAATAATTCATATAATTTATTGTTATATGGATTATTTTATTTATCTTTGTTTTACATTAAATAATATGAGTTATGAATAATATTAAAGAATTGATAATCGAGGGATTAAATAATGCTAATATTGATTTAGCTAAAAGAACACCTAAAACAAAGAAAGTATTAATTGAGGTTGACTTAACATTTGTTAAACCTAATGAAATGTATACATTTATGAGGGATAACAATATTCCTGATGATGCTTTTTTCAGTACGAATGGTGACATTTTTTCACCTATATTATCTTTTTATGAGGATATGGTTACGAATGATAATGATAAATTAGATTTCAATATTGGGTTATTTCCTAAACTTGCATATACTGAAATTCTTAGGTTATTGACTGAAAATAATTATAAATTTTTCAATATTAATTCATATAGTTTAATGGAGTTTTCTAATACTACTGTATATGAAATGTTTGTTGAAAAACAATATGATAGATTAATTAGATTTTATTCACATAAATTATCTTTGGATATTAAATTAAAATAATTATGAATTACGATATAATAGAAACACATATTTCAGATATTAAAGGAGGCGACACTATTTTATATAGAGATGTAATAAAAACTGTTTGTTTTAATAATATTAAACGTGGTGGATTGTTGGGTACTACAATATTTGGAGATAGTTTTAATTCGGGATATATTTTAGTAAAGAAAATTATTTTTAAAACAAAATAAATTAGGATATTCAATAAAGATTTTGTATCTTTGTTTCACATTAAAAATATATATTATGAAAATTTTAAAAAAAGGTAAAAGATTCATTGCTTATCGTGATGAGAATGATATTAATAATTCATTAATTGACAATAGAATTATTATTGGAGATTCGTTGGGTAGTGTTGGTATTGATTCAGAAAAGTTTATTGGAAATACTGTTTGTTTAAGTGTATTAATGAAACATCTTTCAGATTATAAAAAAGATGGATATTTAACACCAAAACAAGAATTAGTTAATCATTCTTTAAAACGAATTAAAGAAGATATTGAAATGGGGGATTTAACTGCAATAGATGAATTATTAAATATTGTTCCAATTAAATATTTAAAATCTTTTATTTAATAATAGTTAAAATAAATTAGGATATTCAATAAAGATTATATATCTTTGTTTCACATTAAATAATATAAATTATGAAAACAACAACAATTTACCCAAAGAACATTATTACAGATTTTACAGAATGGATGAAATATATTTCCTCCATTAGGGATTCTAGTTTAAATGTAATTAGAAAATAAAATCATATTTAATTAGGATAATTAGAAAATAATAATTATCTTTGTAACACACATTAAAAATATAAGAGCTATGAAAAAAATTGGACAAATATTAAGAACAACTGAATTTGAAAGTAGTTCAGAAAAGACACAACAATTCAAAATTTTCGTTTCTGAATTTAAAAAAGAAATGAAAAAAGAGATGAAAATTATAGATGCAACTAATATTGAATTTAGTATAGGTCATTTTGATATTACAGGTTTTTTTGATTATAAAGGAGAACTATATTATTTTTCATTATCTGACATTAGAGGTTCAAATTATAATTCAACATTTAGTTTGTTATATCGAACTGCTAAACACCGTAAAGATTGGACTGGTGGTAGTAATCAATGGGTAATAATTGATGAAAATATGGGTAAAAAAATGTTTAACTTAGCACATTAAAATTATGGCAAATTATAAAAAGAATTCAATAGAATCAATTTGTATTAGAAAAATTGAAACGGGTATTAGATGTATTAAGTTTGGTAGTAAAAAGCGTGAAGATTTAGAGTTAACTAGTTTTTTCGTAAGATTACAACCATTAAATCCATCTATGCATAATGAGTTGATTGAAAAATATAAAAATGTTAAGGTACAAGAATTATTTTAAAATACTATATCTTCATAACGTGTAGTTTAATTGGTTAGAAGAGGGGATATAAGTGTTCCCTTTTTTTATTAATAGATATTATGTAGTATAGTATTCTAAAGGTATTTAAAATTTAGTACGTCTTATTGACATATCAATAAGGATAATAAATTTTAAGTAAAAGATAATTGAATTAATTATTAAAATAAATTAGGATATTCAATAAAGGTTTTGTATCTTTGTTTCACATTAAAAAATAAGAGTTATGAGCGTATTAAAATCAATTACAGTTGGAGAACAAGAATTATATTTAGGGGATAATATCTATATAATAGATGAATATGGTAAACATATACGAAAATTAACCTTTGTAAGCGAATTTTCGTTTGAATGGAGTAGTGGTTGGGGGAGAGTATCTGAATTGACTATCAATAAAGATTTAAAAAGTCGTGTTAAATTTATATTTAATACATTATAAACTTTAAGTAAAATAAATTAGGATATTCAATAAAGGTTTTGTATCTTTGTTTCACATTAAATAATAAGAGTTATGAAAAAAGAAGATTTAGTAGTTTTAAAAGGTAATGTTGAAGTTACTTTTGAGTGTAGTGTTATGAAACCACATTCACATTATCGTTGTGCAAAAATAAGTGAAAACAATATTACTCAATATATGGTATATGGTACTATTTTTGATGAGGTAAAATTTAATGAATTATTTGAGTTTTCACAAATTAGATTACTTAGAGATTTTAAGGAATTAGGTTTAGTCACTAATAATGGTAGACCATTAAGTAAAAATCAATTTAATGAAAAAGCAAATATTCATGTTTATGGAAAAAAACGACAAAAATTTTATAGATTTTATTTTTATAAAAACCCTAAAGAATCTTTATATATGTTTGAAGCGTTGTTTATTGGCGTAAAACAAATTCAATTATTAGATGCCTATACAAATTATACATCTATATTTTTGGGAAATATGGAATCTTTAGATAATGGGTTAACACAATTTGGGAATTGTGGATTACCATTATCCAATACAAATTTAAGAATTGAATATTAATCATTAAACAATAGGGAAATTATGATAGTTACTGAATTAATTAGTTTTGTGGAAAACAATCCACAATTGAAAGAAAATAAAAATAATATTTATAGTAATATAAATACTTGTGGTTGGTTTGGAACAGAACCTTTTTATTATCGTTTTTATACTTTATTTGAAGCTACACGAAAACATTATATTAATGAAAACATTAGTTGTGGTTCATTAATTAGAATAACTTCAAATGAGATAAAAAATTTCTGTCAACATTTTGTAAATGAATATGAATTAAATATCAAAATAAATTAGGATATTCAATAAAGGTTTTGTATCTTTGTTCCACACATTAAACACTATAAGAATTATGAAAAATTTAAAATTAGTAATCGTAAATACAACTGCATATTTGGAAGAAAATATGACAATTGTTACAGATTTAAGTAATGAACAAATAATTGAAGTAATAACACCAATTGTTCACGCTGAAAGAAATGATGAAAAAAACTATACTAATGAGGATTTATTAGAAGCTTTAAATACAAAATTTGGTGAAACAAGTTTTATCTTAGAAGCTAATAAACCAATTAACATATCTATTTAATTTAAAAATAATCCATATAATTTATTGTTATATGGATTATTATATATATCTTTGTTACACACATTAAATAATAAGAGTTATGAGTAGTTTTAGAAAAGTACAATTTGAGATGGAGTGGTTGGGTAGAGGTGCGTATAACATACTATCCACCTACAAAGGTAACAAAATTAAAGTACGGACAACTGATGCCGAAGTTTATGACTATTATAATAATGATTCTAATAAACAAAAACATTTGGAAGCCAAACGATATTGTTATAACCATATTGTTAAAGAATATTTAAGAATTATTTCATATTAAATAATAAGAGTTATGGAAAATTTTAACCAATTAATTAACGCTATTGATAGCAAAGTAGAATTAGTTTGGAACGACCCCGACCCAATTGAGGGTAATGATTATACTATTACAAAAATAGAAGATATAAAAGAGTTATTAAAAGACTTTGATGAAACTGAATACGAAGACATCGTTGACGATTTCGCAATATTAATTCAATATGGTGGTGGTAGTGAAGCAGAAGTTTTTTTACATGAAATAGGTATTAAATAACAAAATTAATTAGGATATTCAATAAAGGTTTTGTATCTTTGTTCCACACATTAAACAATATAAGAGTTATGAGAGTAAGAAATAGACATCACATGAGCCAAGGGTTTTATTACGATAAGGGTGTAAAGTCAGGTTATGACATTACAGTCAACCGTTTGAATTTTTCAGATGTAGCTTATCATTCAAAGGGTCAATTAATTAAACAATTACTTGATTATGGTTTTGAATTAAAATCTATTGAAGTAATAAAAGTTGTTATTGATTAGGAATATCAATAAAGATTTTGTATCTTTGTACCACACATTAAATACTAAAAGATTATGAGAACTCAAAAAATTTTATCAATGATTAGTGATTGGGGTGGTTTTGATAACATTAACAATTGGAATGTTAAAGAAATTGCTGAATATATTTTAAACACATTTGACTGTTCAAAATATGTTGCTAAAAATGTAGCATATAAATTAGTTTAATTAGAAAATATTATATATCTTTGTTTCACATTAAATAATAAGAGTTATGAGAAAAATTGACATCGAGGATTTTAAAAATATAGTTATTATTATACAAGGTAATGATTATAAAGGTAATGATACTAACATAGGTGCGTTAACACTTTCTATCGAAGATAGAGAATTTATGATTGATATTAGTCAAACATATACAACTAAATTAGAAGATGGGAATACAAGTATTCTTTGTGAATTTGAAGATGAAATTGATAGAGAAACTTTTGATGAATGTCCATTTAATATAACAAATGAGGATTTAAAAAGTCCTAATCTTAACGCTTCATTACATATAATGAATGATATTGAAGATTTTGTAATTAATTCAACGACATTAACATTTAATAGTAATGAACTAATTGAAATTAAAATAAATACTGATGAATAATGATAAAATTGAACAAACAAAAAAAAAACTACTATTAAATAATGGTTTTAAAGTTGTTAATCCAATTATTATTAATTAAAAAAATAAAAATAAAAGTAACAATAAATTAGTTTAATTAGAAAATATTATATATCTTTGTTTCACATTAAACAATATAAGAGTTATGAACGTAATTGAAGTAACAAACAGAATTAAAAACATTGATTTATTTAAAGATTTATGTTTAAATGAACCAACAGAAACTAGTCATTATGGGATTATTAACGTACCATATAGAAATATAAAAGATAGTAATAAAAATGAGTTAATATTAGGGTTAACTTATCAATTATTTGTTGCTCATATGTACGAAGATGATGATAAAATGGAAGAATTTTTTTATTTAACTTTTTATCGTGAAGCTCAACAAAGGGATTACAGAAGACGAAGTTTTTATCAAATAGAATATAATAAAATTTTTGCTTCTGGAAATTCAGTTGAAGCAATTTTAAATGATTTTGAAAGTAAATTAATTAATTATTCTTTAAAATAAATTAGGTAAATCAAAACATTATACTTACCTTTGTTATAACAAAAGAAATTTACACATTAAATAAGATAAGATTATGAAAGTAGCAAAATTAGTAAAAGTAACTCTAATTACCAGAGTTATTGTTGATGTAAATGCAACAGAACAAGACATTATGGAATTAGCTATTCCAAAATTAAGTGAAAATCTAATGGATTCCCCATTTGAAAATATTGATGAGATTGTAGAGGATACTGAATGTCCTTATACTATTGACGATTCAATAGATGGTGGAATGATTGAAAAAGCATCAAACTTGTTATCAATGGCTTATTGGGATATTAAAGACGCAATAAGAAAAATAGTTAATACCAACGACCAAAATTCAATGATTGATTATATTGATGAGGTTCAAGTAACTGAAATAAACGAATATAAATATAGTTGTAAAGATTTTCTTAAAAAAATAAACTATGAAATATAAAAAATTAAGTATTCATAACGCTTAATGTTTAATGTGAAAGAAAAGGAATATAGAAATATATTCCTTTTTATTAAAATTAATTAGGAATATCAATAAAGGTTTTGTACCTTTGTAGTAAGCAAATATTAATCAATTAAATATTAGAGTTATGGAAACATTATCAATTAAAAAGTACAATACACTTCAAACGAATAAATGGAGTGTAAATTATGACAAAGCATTACACGATGGTAGAATACATTCATTACCTCAATTAGCTTTTTACATATTCAATAAGAATTATGGGTATGTAGCTTTTGAAAATAACTCAGCGTTATGGGGTAAAACAAAAAAAGAAGTTATAAAACTTTGGGAAGATAAACAATTAAAAAAAATTAAGTCTTCATAACGCTTAATGTTTAATGTGAAAGAAAAAAGGAATATAGAAATATATTCCTTTTTTTTATTTAAAATAATTAGGTTATTTAATATAAGTTTTGTACCTTTGATGTAAGGAAATATTAATCAATTAAATATTAGAGTTATGAGAAGTGTTGAAGAATTAAACCAAAACGAATTAGAAGAATTAAGAAGTTGTTTATTTCATAAACTGTTAGATGATGGCAGTTTAGATGAGGTAATGGATAAAGAAATTAATAGTGAAGAAGAAATTCCTATGGATTTGGTAAAAGTACATTATTCAGATACATTTTTTGTTGAAGATGATTTTTTCTGTAATGAATAAAATTATAAAATAATCCATATAATGTATTGTTATATGGATTATTATTCTTATCTTTGTTATAACCAATAAAACTAAAATATTATGTTACACAAACTTGATAATGATGACATTGCAGATATAGCAGTAAATGCTGTAACAAAAATGGTAGAGTATGGACTAGTTCCAAACTGTACAGATACCGATGATAATACAGAATTTGATATACAAGATATCATTAGAAAATCAATTGCTAAGATATTAGCAGAGCGTAATCCACATTTAATTAATCTTGATGATAGTGATATACAAGGTTTATTAGAATAAATATAAAATAAACCATATAATGTATTGTTATATGGTTTATTATACTTATCTTTGTTATAACCAATAAAACTAAAAGATTATGACTTTAAGAGATTTCAAAGCTAATTATATTAAAGATATTGCATTAATCATAAATCAACAAGGTACGTTAGTACAAGAAGAGGGTTTTAAACAAGTACCCGTACACCATATGACTACTAGAGAGTT